GTCGCTTTCTGGCGCATCCACCAGGCGACGGCGGCGTGCGCCTTCCTGGGTGTAGATCGACAGATTGTCGAAGCGGGTAATCAGAATCGCGTTGTCAGGGAAGAAAGGCACGCTGACGGCCGGCAGATTGCCAATACGTTTTTGGCTGACGATCACGTCGGCGGCGAGCGTTTCGGTCGGCGCTTGCTTGGTGTTGACGATGGGGAAATACTTGTCGCTCAACAGCTTACGGCCGACGATAGCGACCAGGCCCGTGTCGCCGACGTACCAGGGATCGAGCAATTCGGTCGCATCCATGACAGCGGCGTCGAGGTTGACGTAATCAGCGTCTGCGGCAGTGCCGACGATGACCTTGCCGGGCAGACCTTGCTTGACCAGGCCGAGCACGTTTTCCGGCGCGTCTTCTCGCAGATGTTGCAGCCAGCCCTTGTTCACGTCTTGCAGCAGCGGATTGGCGGCGATATCGGTGTCGGCCGAGACTTTGATGCCGTTGAAACCGATCATCATGCGGTCGAGCGCCTGGCGTTGCAGGATCGCGGTCGCAATGACTTGTTGGAAGGTGGTGAACTTGGCCCAGGCATCCAGACGGGTATAGGTGATATGCGTGTCGAAGTTGGTCTTTTCGCAGCGATATTTACCCGAGCTCAGACCGGAAACGTCACGGGTCTGGCGTGTCTTGCCAGGCGTATCGGTGTTGGTTCGGCTGGCGATTGGACCCGACACACCGAGGCCGATTTTTTCGCCCTCCTGTTCGGTCACAGTGATGATGTTGATCTTGCTCAGAAATTCAGACGATTCCTGCATCTTAGTTTCGAGCTTTTGTTGCACGGACGGATCGACCGAGAAAGTCGAGGCGACGTTTGTGGTGTCGTTCAGTTGCGCGATGCGTGCGGAATACTGTTCGAGGGCGATGCGGGTGTTCTTCTTCATGTGTAGAGCTCCGAATGATGATTCGTTAATTTGGAAATTCGTGACTGAGCGCAGGATTAGAAATCTGTCTGCACCACGCCAGCGTCGCCGGCGGCAGGCTGGCGGTGCGTGCTGTTCTTGTCAGTGAATTCGATCTTGCGGCGGAACTCAGCGGCCTCGGCCAGTTCTGCGGTGAACTTGGTTTCGAGATCGCCCAGGCGCTTGTCGATGCCGTCGCTGCGCTGCGCGACCTGGCCGAACTGTTCGGCCACGGCCGTGACGGCTTCGGAAACATCGGCGAAACGTGCGTCGTCGTTGTCCGATTTTTTGGTCAGACGGGAAAAGATGGATTTCACGGCGTCGGCCAACTTTGTGCCGGTAGACGGCGCGTCGTCTTCGAACACCAGTTCGACTTCGACGGCGGCCGAGAACAGGTTTTCAGGCGACAACTTGCGATGCGCGAAGATGGACGCGGCCGGGTTCTGCGCCGAGAAGGTCAGCGCTTCGGTGCCGATGCTGGCAGGCGTGTCGGTCACGCCCAGGCCGACCAAATAGGCGCGGCCGGTGTCGGCAAATTTCGGGTTGATTTCGATGCTGGTGTAAATCTTTTGGCGGGCCTTGTTCATGGCGACCATTTCAGGCGTCGGCTCGATCTGCGCGAACAGCGCCAGGCGCTTGGTGCCTTCGATGTCAACTTCTTCGGCCTTCACCGCAGTGACATCGCCGTATGCTTTGAATGGACCGTCGGGCATGATGCCGCGCAGATGTTCCAGCCAGACGCGAGCGCCATAAACGGCAGGGTTGAAGCTGTCGGCCATCTCTTGAATTTGGGTGCGGTCAATCGTGCGGCCGTCGGTCGTTGCGCCTTCGGTAGCGACGCGAAAGAATTTGCTTTTGGTGGACATGTGTTTGCGCTCGTTGTCGGTTGATCGGATAACGCCATCGTCCGCCGATGCGCGATTCCGTTCAACGCCGAGAGGGTTGATAAAAGGCTTACTGGCTTCGCCGATTACCCGCTACGCGCGCGCGCCGCCTACGCTGGCGACATGTTAGAAATTTCCGAAAACACCACTGAAAAACTCGACGAGATGACCGAGCCGCGACGCAAGGCGCGCGGCTTGTATTTCCAGGGCTGGCGCGTGTCGTCGATTGCGCGCCACATGCGCGTGAAGCGTTCGACGGTCAATAGTTGGAAGCACCGCGACCGATGGGAAAAGGTGCCGGCGTCCGAGCGAATTGAACTCGCCATCGAAGCGCGCATGGTGCAACTGATTGCGAAAGAAGTAAAGACCGGCAGCGATTATAAGGAGATTGATTTGCTCGGCCGCCAGGTCGTGCAACTGGCGCGCGTGCGCCGCTACGAACAGCCCGGCGGCCATGAAGGCGACTTGAATCCGAACATCGCCAATCGCAATGCAGGACCGAAGAAAAAGCCAAGTCGCAACGAGTTCAGCGAGGAGCAACAAAGCAAGCTGTTGGAAGCGTTCAACGACTCGCTGTTCGATTATCAAAAGGTATGGTTTCGCAACGCCGAACAACGCACGCGGGCGATTCTCAAGTCGCGTCAGATTGGCGCTACCTGGTACTTTGCGCGCGAAGCCCTGGTCGATGCGATTCAGAGCGGCCGCAATCAGATTTTCCTATCGGCGTCGAAGTCGCAAGCGCACGTCTTCAAGCAATACATCATCCAATTTGCGAAGGAGGCATGTGGCGTCGAACTGTCTGGCGATCCGATTGTGCTGCCGAACGGCGCGCATCTGTATTTTCTCGGCACAAATGCACGCACAGCGCAGGGCTATCACGGCAATTTCTATTTCGATGAATTCTTCTGGACCCACAATTTCACGGAATTGAACAAGGTCGCGTCCGGTATGGCGATGCAGAAAATGTATCGCAAAACCTACTTCTCGACGCCATCGGCCACCACGCACGAGGCATATGCGCTCTGGACCGGCGAGAGGTTTAATCGCCGTCGCGCCAAGGGCGACAAGATCAGTATCGACATCACGCATAAGCGGCTTTCGTCAGGCTTCACCGGTGAAGACAAAATTTGGCGGCAAATCGTCACGATTCTGGACGCGGAAAAAGGCGGCTGCGACCTGTTCGATATCGACGAGCTCCGCGACTTCGAATACACGCCGGACCAGTTTGAAAATCTGCTTATGTGTAATTTCATCGACGATTCTGCGTCGGTGTTTCCGCTGGCCGATTTGCAACGCTGCATGGTCGATTCCTGGGTGGCCTGGGACGACGTGAAGTTCCTCGCGCCGCGTCCATTTGCGCATCGCCCCGTATGGATCGGATACGACCCTTCTTTGACGGGCGACAGCGCCGGTTGCGCCGTCATCGCGCCGCCATCGGTGCCGGGCGGCCCTATCCGCATTCTTGAGCGTCACCAATGGCGAAACATTGGCTTCGAAGCACAGGCCGCGCTCATCAAGAAAATGACGGAGACCTACAGCGTCGAATACATCGGCATCGACACGACCGGCATGGGCATCGGCGTTTTCCCGCTGGTGAAGCAATTCTTCCCCGCCGTGACCGCGATCAACTATTCGCCCGAAGTGAAAACGCGCATGGTCTTGAAAGCGCAGAACGTCATCTACAAAGGCCGCTTGCAGTTCGATGCCGGATGGACGGATATCGCGCAATCGTTCATGGCGATTCGCAAAACACTTACCCCTAGCGGCCGTGCCGTCACCTATGACGCAGGACGCTCTGAAGAAACCGGCCATGCAGACCTTGCATGGGCGGTGATGCACGCCCTCGATCACGAACCGTTCGAAGGCGGCACACAAACCAGTCAGTCGTTTATGGAGATGTACGCATGAGAAAGAACAAGAAATACGGCGGCGCTCGGCCATTGGCGGACGTGTCGCCGGCGGCGACCACAGAACCCGCCGGCCGGGTCGAGGCGTTCACGTTTGGCGATCCCGTCTCGGTGCTGGACAGCAGAGAGATTTTCGATTGCTTTGAGTGCTGGCGCGTGGGCGACTGGTACGAGCCGCCGGTTGACCTGGCCGGCCTGGCGAAGTCGTTCACCGCCAGCGTGCACCACAGCAGCGCAATTCTGTTCAAGGTCAATATTTTGACCTCGACTTTCAAGCCGTCGTCGATCTTGTCGCGCGAGGATTTTAAGCGCCTGGCGCTCGATCATCTGACGTTCGGCAACTGCTACGCCGAGGCGCGGCGCAGCGCGACGAACCGCCTACTGAAAATCAAACCGGCGCTTGCGAAATATACGCGGCGCGGCGTCGAGGACGGCCGGTATTTCTTCGTGACGAACGGGCAGGCGTCCTATGAGTTCGAGCCCGGTTCCGTCTGGCACATGATGGAACCCGACGTGAATCAAGAACTGTACGGCGTGCCGCAGTATCTGAGCGCGTTGCAATCGGCCTGGCTCAATGAATCGGCGACGCTGTTTCGCCGGCGCTACTACAAGAACGGTTCCCACGCCGGTTTCATCATGTACATGACTGACACGGCCAACAGCCAGGAAGATGTAGACGGCCTGCGTCGCGCGCTGCGCGAGAGCAAAGGTCCGGGCAACTTCCGCAATTTGTTCATGTACGCGCCGGGCGGCAAGAAGGACGGCATCCAGATTTTGCCGGTCTCGGAGATTGCTGCGAAGGACGAATTTTTCAACATCAAAGCCGCCACACGCGACGACGTGCTCGCGGCGCACCGCGTTCCGCCGCAACTGCTGGGCATCGTTCCCAGCAACTCGGGCGGCTTCGGTGCCATCGTGCCGGCGGCGAACGTCTTCGCCCGCCATGAGATTGCACCGTTGCAAGCGCAGTTCGAGGCAATCAATGAATGGGCCGGCGAACGAGTCATCAGCTTCGATCCTTACAACTTATCCACGGGGGAATAAACCATGAGCGACCACGCCGATATCGCTGACAACCGAATTTTTGCAACCGTTTCCGCGGGCTTGGCCGCAGTGCGCCGCCGGCATGTGCTGTTGCCGGACTGCCGCTGCCATTTTTGTGACGAAGCGATCCCGCCCGAGGCGTTGTTTTGCAACGGAGAATGTCGGGACGATCACGAGAAGGAAGCTGCAGCCCGGCAGCGCGCCGGGATGAAATAGCTTATTGCAGGTATTGGGGCGGTGTTTGGTCTGGCGAGAGGTTCGGCACCGCGTACTCCACCAAGATCATTTCTGATTGAGAGGCGTGCAGTTTTGCGGCGGCCAGCGCCTTTTTGTACCGGCGAAGCTGGGAAATAGTGGGCAGGTCGTCGCCACCCTTCATGATTTTGGCAGCGGCCGTCAGAATATCCGCGAGCTCTTTTGAGGCCTTGTCGTGCGCGCTCTTGAGCTCGACCATGCTGCGCAAAAGCGCATCCTTTTTGTCCATAGCACACCCTCGAATTATTGGATTTGGGAAATCTAGGATAGGAAATTTGCGGCAAAGTTCAAGGGCCGGAATGCTGCCTCAAGCTGCCATCCGGCCCTTTCTCATGCCAGTCTACTTTTTACCTTTCAGCGTCATGCGACGGCCCTCAGCGCCTCGTGCGCATTGTTCCTCGTATTCATCCTGCTCCGTCTTTAACCGTCGCCCAGCGCCCACCAAGCACAGCCACGATTGCGCATAGTCGGTGGTCAGGCCGTTTTCTGTATAAGGCTCAAAGCCCGTCAGCACCAGCCTCTCTTCATTCACCCACTCCAGGCTCACATCCATGAGCTCAAGCGCGCGCTGTTGCTCCTGGTCGTACAGCAGCCGCGCGGTCTTGCTCAAGCGATTAAGACGATTGTCGCGGGTGACGCGCAACGAGAGCTCGCCGTCGAACGTGCTTTCGCGCGAGAGCATGCGCTTCGGCAGGAGGACGCCGCGTACCCGGGTTCGGATGACAGAAACTTTCATTTTGACAAATAATACTGTATGAATAAACAGTATATCAGCGTTCGAGACCGCTGGCGCGCAGTTGCCCCCACCCCGCGCCTGCCGGTTACATAGGGCTGTTTTGACTCAAATTTGCGTCAGGCACCGAGGCCAGCCCAGCCCGGCCCGCCGCCCCGCCGACGGGCTTCAAATCTGACGCATTTTGATGCACTCTCGACTCTTCTTGAAAAATGAAGGAGAACCGAGACTCCTTAATGGGGAGCTTGCCCAGCAAGTTGAATTCGTTGAAACAGGGTAGCGATAGCCGTTGGTGTAAATTGGGGATAGTCGACTAGCACCCTTTCAATAACTGCCAGCTTTAATTCAGGCTCATTTCGGTAGCGTAAAAGCGCCGGATATGTACCCTTTAATTTTTGTTCAAGATCATGACCTTGAATCAACGAGAACCATCTGGGTACTTCTATACAGCGCCCGCCAAGATAGTGAAATTTGATCTTGTCATTGAATTCTGCGGCAGCAAATGCTTTTGGCTTCTCGAACTCACTAACGAGTGTGTCTGAGATCATCTGGAGCTGCTTATCCTCCAATCTTGAAGCATCGGTATAACGAGTGTTTGCATCTAAATTGAAATTTTCCGGTTGAGCCATTCGCTCTCGAAGAAGAAAAAGCGCAATCAGTACTGGATCAAGCAAAAAATTCTCGACGCTATAGCGCTCATTCTCTCCCAGGACAAAGACAGTAGAGCTACTCACGTTGCGAGTGTCCCAATCAACTGCGCCGACAACAGTTCTATTCCCACCCTTTTCGAGTTGAGCCACCAACGACTTTACCTGATCGCAATTTCCATTCCCACCGGGCCCTGACGCGATAAACAAAAGACTAATCTCTGGATTTAGTGAGGACTTTATAATTTCATAAAGTGCACTGTAATAAAGAACATCGTATTTGCTTTCGACAAACACCTGTCGGCGGTTCTCATAGTTCACGCTTAGTGTTGGAACTCCAGATGTGAGAATACCAAGCGCAGCGTCCTTGCTCGTCACCCCCAGACGGTTCATCCCATATTTTTGCATTACAAATATCGATTGATTTGGAGCCAAGGCCACAGTTGATGGCGAGTGGGTCGTTAAAATGATTTTTATATGGTGCTTTTCGACCAAAGTACGCTCTATAGTTCTTAAGAGAGAGCGTGTCATTGAGGGATGTAACGGCGCATCGATTTCGTCGAATAAAATTAACTTTGGAAAATCTGTCGCAGAATTCACTTCATTTGCGTGGTACAAACAAAGAGCAAACGACATCAGGATACGTTCGCCAGACGATAAATCGTTGAACTTTACTTTCACATCTCTTTTTATATCAGTAAGTATGGGCTCGTAGGGGCGATCATCCCACTTGTACGGTTCATTAATCCTGAAATCAAGTTCAGCGTCGGAAAATATTTCGTTAAGAAAAAGCCACGGCGCTACTCCATGTGTTTCTACAAATTCTCCCTCTGTGAGAAAGTTAATATCTGCGCCTTCCGCATTCGCTACAGCTTTAAGTTTGTTCTGCGACCACAGGCGGTTGTAAGCGGAGAACAACCGCGCAAACGACTGTTGAAAGAGGTCAACTGCTTGCCAGTTCTTTGGATATTTGCTGAAAAAATCTTCTTGGTCCATTGCAAATATCGGGAGAGGATTCCCTTGGCTAAAGGCAGTAATCAGTTTGCTTCTATTAAGCGGATCGTTTTGGACAAATCTGCTAATGAGTTGGTTATTGAGATTTTGCGCCGTTTGCGCGATTACACTATGAAGTTCTGCGGCACGTTCCGCCGGCACCCCTAGCGCTGCGAAATCTCCTTGGCTCAAAGATAGTAGTTTCTTAATGCCTATTAACTCTAGTTTTGACAGCCCCCACTGTCTCAAAACATCATTTACGCCCCCAATATATGCATCACTCAGCTGGGAAATTTCATTCCAATAGCCGGACTGCTCCTGCGAAATCTGGGCTGCAGAGAAAGGGCCGGTATCTTGAGGAACTAGCGTATTGCTGTCGAACTTTCGTATTGGACGCGGTCCGTTAGGTACATTCTGCGGCACGCCTTCCACCAAGACACTGCCGTTTTCAATTGCATCAAGTAGATGAGACTTTCCCGCTCCATTGACCCCGGTTAGCACTGTGAAGTCCGGCAGGTCTATTGGATCGAATTGTGTGACCGATTTAAAGCGTCGTTGAAAAACGAGGCGCAT